CCATGCTCAAAATTGCCCCTCTCTAGCCAAAATGCGTTAAAGTTGTAATTTCCAGAGCTGTATGCGGCCTGCATTTCTGTATTATAGTGTTTATTTTTTTCTAAACTGCTAAAATGAGCCTGAATTCTAGCCCAAGTACTCCTAGATGAACCAATATAAACTTTACTTATTAAATTTTTGCTATCTAAGGACGAAGCCAACAAAGCATATACCCCTATTTGGCAGCCGCCCTTACTTATTGGCTCTTTAATAGTCCCCGCATTAAAGAAGGGCTTGACTTCTTTTGCCCCTATTGCCCTCTTTAACGCATATTTGATAACATCAGTCGTAGTTTCTATTTTTTCTGCTATTTGAGACAGGGTTAATCCGCCCTTCCTTAGTTCAACCACTCTTTTTTCTTGTTTTACACTCAGCACATCTCTCCCTTGTCTCTTCTTTTTATCCTTTGATCCAACTGGTCGCCCATTTTTCTTCTCTTCAAGATACAAGTTGCCTATTCTATCATCAAATACGTCTCCATTTTTATAAGACACCTTATACTTTGGATCATATACACCATTATTTAGAACCCAAACGACTTCTCTCGCCTTGCACGCAATGCTTTCTCCGATATCTGGAAAGTTAAAATTAAAAGTGTGACCATATTTTGTCTTACCCCCTCTCCTTTTACCAACAATAGCCCTTCCTCTAACTCCTTGGCTCGTTTGAAGAGGACTAATTCTTATTTTCTTTGTTATGATATGACCCTCCGAGTTGACCTCAACATATTCACGTAGCTCTTCAATCAATTCGTTAGTTAATTCCGTTATATGCATATATACTCTCCGTCCTTTTAATTTCCAGTCTCAGATTACAGTCAAAATCGCCCATAATTCTTCTCTGCTAATATCCTATTTGTTTTGTATTTTTTGAAAAAGATGTTTTTTTGTGTATAGTTTTTTACAAAAGCCTATTATTATTATAGGTAATTTTGTTTTTTATTACAACGGAGATATTTATGTCGCATGATAAAAACGACCCTAAGCAGATAGAATCTGAATTTGTATCCAAGGCTTCGGATGAACTTGAAGAAAGTGTGGCGGAAGAACTGTCCACTGAAGACCCTTCTCCAGAGGAAGCTGCTGCAGCTATAGAAAAGTTAACAGTACAACAAGACAGCGAGGCTGAATGAGAGTACCTAGTAACATGTCAGAACAGGAAGTTATTGACACGATTACTAAAGTTAGTGATAAACTGTCCAATAAGTATACCTTCGCCTTCTATGCAGTAGAAGACATAAAACAAGAAGCCTTCATTATAGGTATGGAAGCTCTAGAAAGATATGATGAGTCCAAGCCTCTTGAAAACTTTTTGTTTATACATATAGCCAACAGGCTCAAAAACTTTAAGAGAGACAATTATTTCCGTCAGGATGAAGGTAAGGCAGAAAAGGTTCAGAAGAGAAAGAAGAATCTTCTTGAACCGGCGAATCTAGAGAACTTTAGTATAGCAAGAGAAGATGATGACCTGTTATCTAAAATATCAGACTTGGAGCTTAAAGAGCTAATCAAGAATAGTATTCCGGCAGCTATGCGGGCCGACTATCTACGATTGTGCGCTGGTGTTTCTGTACCCAAAAAAAGAAAGTCTGAGATAGAATACACGATTAGAAAGATTGTGGATGGTGAACAATGATAGATAAGAAAGATACTTCCGCCAAGAAGAAGGGAAGATTTTCAGTAGAAGATATAGAATTTATCGAGCAGAATTGCGAGGCTCTTTCTCCAGAGGAAATAGCAGATCAGCTTGGTCGTAGCGTTTCTTCTGTAAAAAGCTGGATCGAGAAGAATGTTGGGATATCAAATAAGCAGAAGAGGGAAATAGAGGCTCATCAAGAACTCAAGTCGAAACCTTACTGGAGGGAACTAGAGTCGCAGTTTTCAGAGTCAGAATTAGAGCTCTTTCAGTTCCACTTTAAGAAGATGTGGGCGCAATTCAAAGACGATGTGTTCCATACAGAAGAAATTCAAATAGTAGACACTATTAAATTAGAAATTCTAATGAACCGTATCTTAACGAGTCAACAAGAGAACCTGCAGAACATCGAAGGCGTGCAGGCGCTGATTATCGCTGAGAAACAAAGAGACAAAGAGGATCAAGACCGAGAATACATTTCGTCATTAGAGCGACAGATAGCAATGTTCAAGGCGGCTCAAGAGACGCTATCTAAGGATTACAAAGATTTGCAGGCGCGCAAGGCAACAATGCTCAAGGATCTAAAGGGTACTCGTGAGCAGCGTATTAAGGCTATTGAGGACTCTAAGCTGACGTTTGCATCGCTGGTCAAGAAAATCGCATCAGATCCTACATTCAGAACCCAGATAGGATTAGACATGGAGAAGATGAGATTAGCTACTATAGCGGAGAAAGAGCGTTTGTCTGAATACATACAGTATGAAGATGGGATAGTGGATCAACCGTTTCTAACAAATGAGACTGTCAAAGGAGATTAAAATGAAGACTGCAGTAGTTTTTGGAGTTACAGGTCAAGACGGTTCTTACTTAACTGACTTGCTACTCTCAAAGGGATATAGAGTAATTGGTGTCGCAAGACGAAGTAGTGTAGATACGACGGAGCGACTAGATCAAAATATTAAAAACAAAGATTTTGTATTAGTAGAGGGAGATATTACAGATGGGTTTTGCGTGTCTGACATCATTAATAAATATGAGCCCGACGAGGTGTATAATTTAGCAGCACAATCTCATGTAGGCACTTCATTTAAACAACCAACATTAACTTGGGACGTTACTGCCGGAGGATGCCTTAATATATTGGAAGCAATTAGGGTTTCCCCTAGAGTGGACGATATTAAATTTTATCAGGCGTCTTCGAGTGAAATGTTTGGCAAAAGCTTTACTCTACAGTCTACCGATTGTTCTGTAGGAGATTCTTTAATCACACAAGAAACGATAATAACACATAAATACCAAGATGAAGACACTGCGTTTATGCCGCAGTCACCTTACGCTATAGCTAAACTCGCTGCACACCACTTGGTAAGAAACTATAGAGATAGTTATGGGATTCACGCTTCTAGCGGCATTCTGTTCAATCACGAAAGTGAAAGACGGGGAGAAAACTTTGTCACCCGGAAAATTACAAAATGGATTGGAAAATTTGTTAATTGGCTAAACAATAATAATTTAGCCGCCCATCAGCTTACAAAGACTACAGAGACATGTGAAAAAATTTATGCTTCTGGACACCAAGAGTCGTTCAGTAAGCTGAGACTAGGCAATTTATATGCAAGGAGAGATTGGGGACATGCCAAAGACTATGTACGAGCAATGTGGCTCATGCTCCAACAAGGAGAGCCAGACGATTATGTCGTCGCTACTGGAGAAACACACAGTGTTGAGGAATTCTTGGAATGCGCTTTTAAGCACGCTCACCTTGGTCATTGGAGTGAGTACGTGTACATTGACCCTGAATTCTTTAGACCCGCTGAAGTTGATTACTTACTTGGTGACCCGTCCAAAGCAAGAACAAAGCTCGGATGGGAACCAGAAATAAAATTTGAAGAATTGGCGGAGTTAATGACGGAGGCAGACATAAATGAGAAATTACGACGACCCAGCTTACAAGAAGTTTAGGAAAGATGTCCTGAAGCGGGACAAATTTACTTGCAAGATGTGTAAGACAAAAAAGAAGAAGGTGTATGTCCATCACATACGTAAATGGGCTAGCGCCTCATCTTTGAGATACGAGGTTAGTAATGGAATTACACTTTGTTATGACTGCCACAAAGAAGTGACAGGCAAGGAACATCACTATGAATCATATTTATTGGGGTTGATAGATGGCTAAGAAATCCATACCAAAATATACAGTTATTCAAGACACAAGAGAGCAGAAAGGATGGTACTTCTCTGAGTACGATAAGTGTAATGGTATGGAACAAGGTTCTCTTAAAACTGGGGACTACACACTCAAAGGCTTTGAGGATATGGTGTGTATAGAAAGAAAATTTTCTGTAGAAGAGATAGCTACAAATCTCGGCAAAAAGAAAAAAGCTTTTGACGCAGAAATGAAAAGGATGCAGGAATTTCCTTTCAGATATATTATTTGCGAGTTCTCAATGTCTGATCTTATAGATTATCCTAATTCAATTTTTTCAGACTACATGAAACAAACTAGACCTGACTACGTAAAGCAACAAATAAACAAAAGACGTATAACAGGAAAGTATCTACTAAGAGCGTTAATGGAATATCAGACTTGGTACGGAATACATGTGCTTTTCTGTGATGATAAGAAAAATGCCTTCTTGGTAGCTAATAGCATATTCAAGAGGTTAAACGAAATGTTCCATGAATAGATCAAACAACAGAAGCAATATCTACTCCGCCTTATCTAACTGGCATGATTACGGAATACTCAGTCAGACAAGAGAAATATTTCTCGAATCAGGTGATGATGGCTTGGGGTCAAAGCACGCTGTAGAGTTTATAAAAAATTTGACTATGCTTGAGTCATTGAATAATAATCCAATAATCATTCATCAATATAACATTGGTGGCGATCAAAGTGCAGGCTTTGCGATATATGACGCAATTAAAGCAAGCAAGTGCAAAATTTTATTCGTTTGCTATGGATCGGCCTCTTCTATGGGGAGTATAATACCACAGGCTGTTTCTGGTAAGGGCTTGAGAGTCACACATCCCAACACAGAGTGGTTAATACACGAAGGGTCTTGTGAGTCGTCTGGCACAACAAAGCAGTTTATATCGAACGCTGAGGCCCTTAAACGCAATAAAAATACTATGTACGAAATATATGCTACGTGCTGCAAAAAAGGAGCGGCCTTCAAGGGGAAAAAACTTGAAGAAATCAAAGCAATTTTAAAAAGAAGGTTGAATGTTAAGGAAGACTGGATATTAGACGGACAGCAGGCTGTCGAATACGGATTCGCAGATATTTTATTCGGCAAAGGTCAAAACAACTCAATCCAAAATATACTTAAGAGACTGCAATGAAAAAAGAAAACCTAGAAAAAGTAATACAGGATGCGTGGCTCGGAATAGATATAGACGAGACCAACCTATTCAATCCTATGGACTTCCTATTTCATGACGGAGATATGGATAAAGTGTTGGAAAGGATAGCTTGGCTTATGATGAGGCCAGAATACTTTTCCTTCGTCTGTAAATATATATTGAATATCGAGATATCCCCATTTCAGTCTTTGATTTTGCAAGAGATGTGGAATAAGAAATTCCCGATGCTTGTCGGTAGTCGTGGTATGGGCAAATCTTTTATTCTTTCGGTTTATCCTTTGCTAAGAGCTTTATTTATGCCGAGGAGAAAGATTATCGTTGTCGGTGCCGCGTTTAGACAGTCGAAAGTGCTATTTGAGTATATGGACACCATTTGGAAGAACGCGCCGATTCTGAGGGATCTGTGCGGCTCTAGTAGTGGCCCTAGAAGAGATGTAGACAGATGTGTCATGCACATTGGAGACAGTACAATAACCTGTCTGCCTCTTGGTGACGGATCTAAGATTCGTGGTCAACGTGCTAATGATATTATTGCTGACGAGTTCGCATCTATACCGAGAGATATTTTTGAAAATGTTGTTGCCGGTTTTGCTGCCGTTAGCGCTTCACCCATAGAGAAAGTAAAGACCAGAGCTAGAAAGAAGAGAGCTGAGGAGCTTGGCGTAGAATATTCTCCAGAGCAACCAGTTCAATTCAATGACAAGTCCAACCAAATAATACTATCTGGTACAGCCTATTATGACTTCAACCACTTTGCTGAATACTGGAAGAGATATAGGTCAATTGTAAACAGTAAGGGTGATAGATTCAAGCTTCAAGAAGTTTTTGGCGAGAATGTGCCAGATAATTTTGCTTGGGATGAATACTCTGTCATTAGGATGCCAGTGACAACACTACCTGATGGTTTTATGGATGAAGGCCAGATAGAAAGGGCTAGGGCTACAGTACACTCAGGCATTTTTCAAATGGAGTATGGCGCCTGTTTCACGACAGACAGTCAAGGCTTTTTCAAAAGGTCATTGATAGAAAATTGCATAGCATCTGACCAGAACAATATTGTCATCGGAGAAACTCCTATTAGTTTTGAAGCTATGCTTAAGGGCGATCCGGGTAAGAAATACATTTTTGGAGTTGACCCAGCTTCTGAGGTTGACAATTTTAGTATCGTAGTTTTAGAATTAAATGGTACACACCGTAGAGTGGTTCATGTCTGGACTACAAACAGAAGTCAGCATAGAGAAAAGTTAAAATCTCATATGGCAGATGAGGATGATTTTTATTCATACTGTGCTAGAAAGATACGAAATCTAATGAGGGTATTCCCCTGTGTCGAGATAGCTCTTGATGCTCAGGGTGGAGGTATTGCTGTCATGGAAGCCCTACACGACAAAGATAAGGTTCGAGAGGGAGAGCAGAAGATATGGCCAGTAATAGACTATGACAAACCAAAAGACACAGATGATGAGCCGGGATTGCATATTCTAAGAATGTGTCAGTTTGCGAAGTATGACTGGCTAGCAGAGGCTAATCATGGGTTGAGAAAAGATTTTGAAGACCGGCTTGTATTATTTCCCGATTTTGATGCAGTTAGCTTAGGTCTATCGGCAGAGGAAGACGGAAGAGAAGGAAGAATATATGATACCTTAGAAGATTGTGTTATGGAGATAGAAGAACTTAAGAATGAACTATCTATGATTATAATGACACAGACTGGGACAGGTAGAGAGAGATGGGACACTCCAGAGGTAAAAGTGGCTGCCGGAAAGAAGAGAAGACTCAGAAAAGACAGGTACTCTTCGTTAATCATGGCAAACATGTCTGCTAGACAAATGAGTGTAGAAAGAACAGTAAAAACATATGATCATTACGGTGGGTTTGCACAAAAGAGCAATCAGTTTGATAATAGAGATGCAGGTCCAATGTATCACGGACCTTCTTGGTTTACTGAAAATATGGGGGATATATACTAATACTGTGTATATCCTATAAACATATTGTCAATACTATTGTTATAAGAGGTAATACAAATGGCTGATGATCTTTACTTGACATGGGCAGACGATTTAGAGAAGAGTAAGGCATATGCTCAGGCTTCTGACAACATACACGCATACGACGGAATACAAAAATCATACGCATACGACAATAGGACTTTTATAGATGTAGAGTCTTCTCGCTCTGTGAGACCGAGTTTCTATCGTAACGATTATACAGCGTTTCGTCCGGGAGAAGCCGTACCTACTCAACAGAAGCGCATTATGAAAATGTGCATGGCGGCATACGACAAGGTAGGTATAGTTAGAAACGTAATCGACCTAATGGGAGATTTTGCTTCTCAAGGACTTACTCTTGTACACCCTAATAAATCTATCGAGAGATTTTACCGCAAATGGTTTGATCAGGTTAATGGACAGGACAGATCTGAAAGATTCTTAAATTATTTGTACAGGTGTGGAAATGTAGCCATAAAAAGAAGAACCGCTAAAATTAATAAGAAAAAAGAAGCGGAACTCAAAAGAAGTACAGCTGCTCCGGACATGTCTATCGAGGAGATCCCGTTTGAAAAAAGAACCATACCTTGGAAATATGACTTCCTAAATCCTCTAGCTATCTCTGTAAAGAATAAAGAAGCAGCGATGTTTACTGGAGATATTGAGTACGTACTAAAAGTCTCAAAAACAACCATCAACTCTTTGATGATGTATAACGGCAGAGAAGGCAAAAACAAACCTCTACCACAAAGTGTGATGAATAAGTTTTCTGGAGGAGAAAGAGATATACCTCTAGACAAAGATAAGCTAATGATGTTCCATTACAAGAAAGATGATTGGAATATGTGGGCCAATCCTATGATATACGCAATCTTGGACGATATCATAATGCTGGAAAAAATGAAGCTAGCAGATTTGGCAGCTCTTGACGGAGCTATATCAAATGTAAGACTTTGGAGAATCGGTGATTTAGATCACAAAATCATACCAACAAAAGCAGCAATCAATAAGCTCAGAGATATCCTTGCTAGTAATGTCGGCGGAGGTACAATGGATTTGGTTTGGGGTCCAGAGATTGACTTCAAAGAAAGCAGTACGCAGGTTTACAAGTTTTTAGGTTCGGAAAAATATCAGCCCGTTTTAACTAGTGTGTATGCGGGACTTGGTATACCTCCAACTTTGACTGGTGCTGCTGGAGCTAGTGGAGGCTATACAAACAATTATGTTTCACTGAAGACACTTATTGAAAGACTTGAATATGGTAGAGAGATCCTGAAGAAATTCTGGCAACATGAAATCAAACTTATACAAAAGGCTATGGGCTTTAGATTCCCAGCCGAAATACATTTTGATTCTATCATACTATCTGACGAAGCCGCTCAGAAACAATTACTTGTACAGCTTGCTGATAGAGATATTATTTCTCATGAAACACTGCTCGAAAGATTCAGAGAAATCCCGAATATTGAAAAGATACGAGTTCGCAGAGAGGAAAAAGCAAGAGTGTCAGATGCACTGTCTCCAAACAAAGCAGGCCCATATCATAATCCTCAACATAAAGAAGATGTGGCAAAGATAGCGTTAACTAAAGACATTCTTGATAAAGACATGTATCTAAATAAATTAGGCTTACCTCCTTCAGAAGTTGATGAGGTTAATAAATTAGATATAGACTCAAAACAACCAGAACAAGAGAAAAAACCAAATTTGGTTGAGCCTGAAGGTGGCAGACCTCTAAACTCTAGAGATACTAAAAAACGTAAACAGAAAAGGGTTTTACCTAGATCTGGTGATTCTGTAGCAACAACTTTATGGGCGTATGAA